GGGACACACACGTTCAAAATATAACAACATAAACAGGGTCATCACTAATTTATATTTAAACAATTGGTACCAATTAACAACTTTAAGGTAAAAACAATGGCAAAAGAAAAGAAATACGGACAATCAAATCTCTATGATGAAGCTCCTATGAGCTATGAACAGAGAATGGACGTAACTAGAGCCAAAAGAAAAAACAAAGGTAGCTTTTTTGATAGATTAATGTCTGGTTCTAAGAAAGTCAAAGAACGTGCAGAAGAAAGAGCTAAGTCTAAGTTTGATTCTGACGTAAAAATGGCTAGAGCTAAGTCTAAATTCCAAGAAAAAGCTAATTCAAGTAATTCACCTGCTAAACCAAAAGGTGAATCTAAACCAAATACTTTTAAATCAGCATTTAGTTCTGCTAGAAAAGCAGGCAAAGGTACATTTATGTATCAAGGAAAAAGTTATCCAACAGTAACTAAGGATGATATTAAGAAATCTCCTTATAAAACTTTAAAAGAATATCTAAATGCTAAAAAAAAGTCAAAGTAAAGAGGTAAATACACTTCCATTTAAAGATTTTATGGAAGTAATAAATGCAAACAATGGATTCTTCTATAATTCCAAGTCCAAAGAAAAACTTAACCGATATGCAGGAGAAGTTTCTCGAAGTATTGTTCGGGGAAGCAAAGGGAGATCCAAGAGTAGCAGCAGAAATAGCAGGCTACGCTAAACACAGTTACCCTAAAGTTGTTAGAAACCTAAAAAAAGAAATTACTGAATTAGCAGAAAACCATTTATCCACACATTCTGCTAAGGCAGCAACCAGACTCACCGATTTGCTAGACGAAGATGGTACAACTCCACATGCAAACATCCGTCTAGCCGCTGCCACTCAATTACTAGACAGAGTTGGTATCGTAAAGAAAGATCAACTAGATATTAATATGAAAGCAGTACATGGTATATTCATACTGCCAGCAAAAGATGGAACCGATCAAGATCAAGAGAAAAGCTAGAACGATTCCATTTGGTTTTAAACAATCTGATAATCCAGATTACATTGAACCAGTCAAAGAAGAATTAGAAGCACTAGAGCAAGCTAAGAAATATTTAAAAACTTGTTCACTTAGAGAAACAGCTCAATGGCTTCACAGAAAAACAGGTAGATACATTTCACATGTCGGACTTAAAAAACGAGTTGAACGAGGTAGCACCTCCGAAACCCAAGAAGAAACAGAGACGACAGAAAGCTAAAGAATCTGCCAAACAAATTCTAGCAAGAAAACGTAAGAAAGTTGCACAAGCAGAACAAACGCTACGTTCAGCGAAACAAGCTGCAGAAAATACCAAAAGAAAACTGTTAACTATTAACAAAGCTCTTGAAGGTAAAGACACACAACTACTTACGGAAGATGTAATAGATAGTGCTCCTAAGACAATACAAGAGCATGTAAAATCGCAAGACGTTATCTTCAAGCCAAACGGTGGCCCACAGACACAATTTCTTGCAGCTTCCGAAAGAGAAGTATTTTACGGTGGAGCAAGAGGTGGAGGCAAGTCTTATGCCATGCTAGTAGATCCGCTTCGATATTGTTCCAAGGCTCATCACCGAGCACTGTTAATAAGACGTACAATGCCAGAGTTAAGAGACTTAATTAGTAAGTCTCAACTATTATACTCAAAGGCATATCCAGGAGCAAAATGGAGAGAACAAGAAAAAGAATGGCGATTTCCCTCGGGAGCAAAGATCGAGTTTGGTTACGCAGAGAACATGACAGACGTTTTACGTTACCAAGGTCAGTCGTACACATGGATAGGAATAGACGAACTTCCACAATATCCTTCGCCAGATATATATAATTTTTTAAGATCTTCTTTAAGATCAGTAGATAAGGACATACCTGTTTATTTAAGAGCTACAGGCAACCCAGGTAACATTGGATCACAATGGGTTAAAGAAATGTTTGTAGACCCTGCAGAACCTAACTCTGCATTTGAAATAAAAATAGACACACCTGTCGGAGTAAAAACTATCACACGTAGATTTATTCCTGCAAAGTTACAAGACAATCCTTATCTGATGCAAACAGATGACTACTATGCTATGCTTGCATCTTTACCTGATACTCAGCGTAAACAGTTCTTAGATGGAGATTGGGATGCCTATGAAGATTCAGCCTTTCCAGAGTTTAGCAGGTCAGTCCATGTGGTCGAACCTTTTGAAATACCTAAAGGATGGTATAGGTTTCGTGCTGCTGACTGGGGTTATAGTTCTCCTGCTTGCGTTTTATGGTTTGCTGTTGATTACAATAATAATTTGTGGGTCTATAGAGAGTTATATACTTCCAAAATTACGGCAGATGTTTTCGCAAGAAAAGTTATAGAATTAGAATCTGGAGAATATATTCAATACGGAGTATTAGACTCCAGTACATGGGCTAAGAGAGGTGATGTAGGCCCAAGCATTGCAGAGACAATGATACAACAAGGATGTCGTTGGAGACAATCCGATAGATCTCCTAAAAGTAGAATTAGTGGTAAACTTGAAATTCATAAACGATTATCAATGAATGGTAAAGAACCAGGTCTTAGAGTTTTTAACAACTGTAGAAATTTAATTAGAACAATTACGACTCTACCTGTTGATGATAAAAACCCAGAAGATGTAGATACGAATGCAGAAGATCACGCATATGATGCATTACGTTATGGATGTATGAG